ATATAAATATGACCTCTGGTGGTGAAATAAATATGAAAGCTATTTTAGATATTAATGCAGATGGAAAGCAAATTTACTTAAATTCCTTTAAAGCTAAACTAGCTACTCCATTAATTATTCCAGCAGAACAAAGTTCTTATTTCCCCGTTGGAGTAACAAGAAATTCAGTAACACCCATTGTTTCTCCTGTATAGTATTTATTTTTAGATAGAGTATATAAATTATGGCAACATTTGATTACGAAACATTTTTAAATATTAAAGGTCAAACAGGGACAGGAACTTTCCAAGCTATGGGAATGTCTATGGGTATGCCTAGCTGTATGCTGAATTTAGGCGCAAATGCTTTGAAGTTGTTACCTAGTGATCTTCTTTCTAATCTTTCTTCTAAACTTTTGGGATCTCAAGCTTTAGCAGAGAATGAGATAAAAGCTTTCATTAAATCTCTTGGCCTTAAAACTGGTATTTTAGAAATTAATACTTTAGAGGGTTTATTTAAATTTGTAGGAAATCTTAATTGGATTGGACTTGATCTTAATGGGTTAGGGTTTTTAAAAAATTTAGGTGGTACTTTAGGGGCTATGAACGCTGCTATTGAGACAGGGGCTCAATTATATCAAAATTATGAAGGTATAAAATCAGATATAGAAGGTGTTAAAGATTGTTTAGATAAATGGAAAACATTAGAAGAGTTTCAAAGTGGAAATTCTTCTATTCAAAAATCTGCCAATTCTGCGGCTGTTCAATATGCGGCTGATATAACAGCAGTAAAAGGATTGCAAGAGTTTGTAAAGCAATGTAGTGACGAAAGAGATGCTATTGGTAGTATTTTAGCTGCAAGGGCTGCTGATCCTTCTCTAGAACCAAAGTTTTTAGATTCCGCCATATTTGATCAATATCTCGATGATACAAGTTATGAACGGGTTCCTCTTGATGATCCTGGCGTGCAGGAAGATGTGTTTAGGCTTGTTTATGGTCCTCCTGTAAGTGTAGATGGGCATTATCTCCTTACTTCCGATGGATTATACTACGATTCGCAATCGGGAGGTTTAGACCCTGTATTTCTAGCTATTTCGGGAATAGTTCCTGCGGGTGATAAGTGGACTTATGATTATGATCCTAACCTAGGGGGAAAAGGAGAAAGTGTTTCTATTAAATCTCTGAATAAATATACAGAGAACTTGTTTGACCCAAACATTATTGATGAGAGTAAAGGGATGCAATTATATTATGATAAGGATCATTTTGTAAGCGTTCTACGGCAACAAAGGGATAAACATGTATTTGATTTGTCTGCTGATTTACAAGTATACATAGACGATCCAAGTTATGGAGAAAACTCATCGGTTGTAAAGAACCAGAGACAGATGATTATTTCTGAAATTGCAAATCATAATATTAAGATTAGCAAACGTAAGAAGCAAATAGAACTAGTGGTTAAAATCCCTGGGATCTATGGAGGGCAGACTGAACCAGAGTTTTCCTTAGGAAATATCCCCATAAATGATTTCTCCTTTTTAGAAAAATATAACTTGTCTATTGATTTAGAAAAACAAAAAGCACTTGTTTTTGAGGCAGCGGAAGTTACTGGAGTTGTCCTGCCTCTTGATCCGATTTTTGTAGTTGCTCCTCCTACTCCTCCATCCATAACATACGAACATCTTTTTGTTCCTCCCGTAGGAAAAGGGAGTATTATTTATACCCCTTCAGCCAGCCCTTCAGGGACAGTCTTATCATTAACTGATCAGATTGTGGATGATAAACTTTTTGCTATTTATAATTTCTTAGAGACTAAAGTAGTTCTTCCTTCTTCGTTAGATTACTTTGTAACTAATTGTGCTACCACCAGTCAATACAACTCTGCCAAGCTTGTAGCCCCAAATAGCAAGGATGTCTTCTTTTCTGGCTTATCCATTCCTTATCTTGAGGGTATAGTTAAGAATAAATCTAATGATGTATCGGCTACGTCAGGATTAGGCTCCTTTGTTAGACTTCCTGATACACCAAAATTTAGGGAGCTAACTTATTCGCCAAAAGGGTTTACTTTGGAGTGTTGGGCTCATGTTCCAAATATTATGGATGGGGAGGTAGGCTGGTTGAGCGGCACAACTTCATCATTAACGAAGGTTTTGTTGGGCTGTGAGAACGTTGGGGTTAAAGAAGGGGTATCTGCTCTCGATCATACTGGAGCCGCTAGAAGCTTGGATTTCCTTGAAAATGATAAAGGAGATGATTATGCTAGAGGTATGTTAATGGGCTTTACTAGGGATAGAAGAATTACTCAAGCTTCTTCTGCATTTAGTAATAATAATGCATTCAATGATCCAGCCTCTTCTTTAAGTTTCTTTATAGCTCCTACTCAAGCTAGAGATTTTTCGTCTTGTTCTTGGATTAATAATGATGATTGTCAAGATTATGAGACATTTTATAAAATGAAAGTTGATCTTTCAGCTACTGCATTTGGCTCAGTTTCTTCTCAATTTGTTTTAATTGATGTTGCAGTAGATCCCCCTACTAATGAAGTAAGATTCTATGCAGATGGAACATTAGTAGCAACTTCGGGAATAGATACTGTCTTTGGAGTAAAAGCCTTTACCACACCTAATCTTCCTTCTTTCAAGAAAAATAATAGTTTTGAATATGTTGCTAGTACAGTTAACGCTCCAGTTACACTACATGGGGGACCAAAACTTAATACTTTCTATACTCCGTGGGTTGTAGGAGGAGGTTATACAGATGGTATGTATAAATATGGTAATTTCATGGGAGGAAAAGAGGGAGATTCCTCTATAGGAGGATTTATTAGTGGGTTACGAGGACATATAGGTAGTTTGAAATTCTATTCTAAACCTTTAAATGGTACTGAAGTTCTTAAAAATTATACAGCACAGCAAGGGTATTTTAAAAATATTAAAACATAATGGCGGCTAATCAAACAGTTACAGTTCATGGTAATTTACCATATATGCCCTTGGTTAAGGATGCTACAGAGCATAAAAAGTCTGTATATGGTCTTAACTTCCCCCTAGGATCTAAGAAAACAACAGGTGGTTTTTTTGCTAAAGAAACTAATGTTGCATTAATTAGAGATGCAGTTACCCAGTTGTTAAAAACAGATAGGGGAGAGAGAATTATGCTTCCTGCATTTGGGTGTAATTTAAGAAAATTTCTTTTTCAGCCTCTAGATGAAACTACCTTCGAAGCTATAAAAGAGGAAATATTGTCCTCATTTAATAGATATATAGTAGGAGCAAAAGTTTTAAAATTATCTGTCTTTCCTTTTGGAGAAATTGGTCCTGCTGGCGGAAACTCTTTGAAGGTTGTTCTTATATTACAGCTTATAGAAAAGGATTTAACTGTTTTTGATGTAGAGGTACAAATTAAATGAATTTTTCTGGTACAATATCGTCTGATTTTATGAAACTGGCTAAGGTTCCTATTAAGAAAAGGCCAGAGTTTATTGATTTTGCCGCTACGGATTTCATTAGTTTAAGAAAATCCTTAATAGATTATATCAAGGCTGTTTATCCTACTGAGTATCAGTATTTTGTAGAGTCGGATCTAGGTTTAATGTTTATAGAACTGATAGCTTACATGGGTAGTGTAATGTCTATGAAAGCTGATATGCTAGCGAATGAAAATTTCTTTGCTACAGCGAGACAGAGATCAAGTGTAAAAAAATTACTAGAATTAATTGGGGTAAGAATGCGAGGCCCATTATCGGCTGTAGCTGATGGTAAAATAACTTTGGATGAAGCTCCTACGGATGCTACTACTCTTACCCTTACTCCTGCTCAACGTACTACTACGGTAGAGTCCCCTGAAGATGACGGACCTCTAACATATACTTTATATAAAGTAGTTAATGGGCTTGCTGACACCGCTAATTCTACAGGAAATATAATACTTAATGTAAGCGAATCAGATAATACTAACGATACCAGTACAATTTATAGTAACCTTGCAGTTCAAGAAGGAGCATTAGTAGTAGACACAGGAGACTTTGCCGCTACAGAAGGTATCAAAACAATTAAACTTACACAAACTCCTGTCATTGATGGGAGTGTGGAAGTATTTATTAATTCTTCTAATTCTGCTGCATCAGGAGCATTTAAGGAAGTTGATAATGTATACTTTGCTTCAGGAACAAATGATAGAATTTTTGAGGTAGTATATGATTCTGATTATGGAGCCACAATAGTATTTGGAGATGGGACGGTAGGAATTTCGCCAAATGCAACTGCTTCTTATACCGTTACTTATAGAATTGGAGGAGGTAGTAGAGGAAATATTGTAAATAATGTATTAAATGCTGTTATAACGGCTACTACAGATGTTCCTACAACGGTAAATGGTACTCTTACTAATACGTCCCCTGCTACAGGAGGAAGTAACGCGGAAACTGTAGAACATGCAAAGCAGTGGGCTCCTCTTACATTTGCGAGGCAAGATAGAATTGTTACTGTAGATGATTACTCGGTGTTTGCTAATGCTTTTATTAGTAGCTTTGGAACAGTAGGTAAAGCTCTAGCGGCTGTACGAAAAGCTTATTGTTCAGCCAATGTTGTTGATCTCTATGTATTAGAAAAAGCTTCTGATTTACAATTGCAGAAGGCTACCCCCAATTTTAAAACTCAGTTACTTGATGCAATTAATAAGAAAAAAATGATTACAGATGAGGTTGTAGTAGTAGACGGGCTTATTAGAACGTTAGATCTTATAACTACTATCAGAGTGGATAAAGAAGAAAAGCCTGATGAGCAACAAATTGTAGCTAAAGTAAGAAACAAAATTTTAAATTACATGGCTGCTGATAATAGAAATTTTGGACAGGCATTAAGTATACCCGACTTGAATCGCCAGATTTTTGAAGTTGATGAAGTAAGATTTTCTACGATAGATAACTTAGAACAAAATGTAAGCATTGAGTTTAACGAAATTATTCAATTAAATAACCTTACTATTAAGGTGTCCTATCTTGAGTAATGGCTGATAACAGATACACTCCTAATCCTCGGACTTATACAAAAAGAAATTTTGTAGAAGTTTTAGAGCTAATTACGCCTGAAGTTTATAAAACTGAGGACATAGCTCTTAGTGGTTTAGAATTAGATCCTATTTCAGATATCATTAATAGGCATGTAACTGCTGCTGCTAATATCCCCACGGTTCTTTCTATCTCAGCAGTAGCTAATTCGCAAACTTCTACATTAGATAGTATTAGTGGTATTGGTCAATATTTTGTAAAACAAAATGAGCTTACTAAAATAAATAACTATTTATTTGAGACAAAAATACTTAATCCACTAAGCTCTACTTTTGTTGATTTTACTACAAGTTCTTCTTTTAATACTTATCTTTCAACCACTCTTCTTCCTAAAATTCAATTAGCTCAAGCAGGAAATTCGGATGTGTTAGAAGAGAATATCTCTTTCTTGTCTTCTTTAACCTCAGAAGCTACTGCTAGTAGTGTTCATAATTATCTTGTAGATGCTTTAGGATGGTTTTATTTCTTAAATACTTCTGCGGATGGGGGGCTGGATTGGGAACCCTCTGGATATGTTTTAAGTTCTTTACAGAAGTTATACATTGGAGAAAACCTAGAAACTATTGATGGGGTGCGCGGACTACAAGAATATGTATGGAGAAATTATTCTACCTGTACTCCCTTCTCTACTTTATCCTTACTTCCTCCTACCTTTACTTCTGGAGCAGCCGATGCTATTGTAGATTCTAGTGCTGGAATTCCAGCAACATATACTAGCGGAACTCAAAAGCTAGATAATTTGCAAACTTTAGTTGACGTTATCTATTCTCCTCTGTTCATTGACCAACAGGATTATAGAGTTCAAGAAGCTCTAGATGATTATATAGACGCAGGAACTGCATTGGAGAATCTCATTTCAAAAGGACCTCTTAGAAAATTCTTTACTGCAATGGGATTCAGCATGGCTGATATAACTAATCAAGTTGAAAATATTGGCTTGATTTATGATATAGAAAATACAAAGGATGAGCATCTTCGTTATATTGCAGATCTAATTGGATGGGAACTGTTTGGAAACTCTCCTGCGAAATGGAGAGAGCAACTTAGGATCGCCATCGAAGTTTATAAAAGGAAAGGAACTAAGGCAGCTTTAAATTATGCACTCAGTTCTATTCTTTCAAATACTTTTATAGATGTTGGTGCTAAGGTCCAAGAGCTATGGGAATCATATATTCCATTTCTTATTTGGTATGCATTGGCTACAGAATCTCCATACTTTGAAAGTTTGAATACATGGACTGAAGGGAAAGCTAATCAAGCTGGTGTCCCCGAATACAATACAAGTAGTTTAGAAGAAAATATAAAACTAGTTACTGATTATATTCTTTTAGACTTGTATAAAAAGTTTCCTGACAATTTTATTTTTCATAAGGATAAATTTCCTGTCTCTAAATTAATAGAGGTAAAAGCAGGAGGTTGCATACCCCAGTATAATAAAAACCATGCTAACATTTATACTATTTCATATGACCCCTTAGGTAAGCCATTTCACGTTCATTTAAAACCCAGTAAAATCTATAAAGCATTAAAGGCTGATGCCAAGCATAAGGGGAACTTAAAAAAATGGAAAGCTGCTCTTTCTAATGGTCCTTTAGGTCACGGGGTTTATATGGCAGAACTAAGCCATCTTGATGCTGTGGCAGGAGGGAAAAGTCCTGTTTATCTTTCAGCTACAGGAGACAAAGATTTTGTTTTCAATTATCGTGGACATGTTAATTTTCCTATGCCTCCGTTTGAGGAAATGAAATATTATAGAGAGTGTATTCTTTCGCCTGCATTAGTAAAATATTTAAAAAATAGATTAATTTGTTTTGGGGTTTCTAAGAAATTTGCAAGACAATTAGAAGATTTCATTTTAAAAGAAGGTATAAATACAAATACAAATTTGGGAAGCTTGAATGAGTTTTTAATGCTCTTTAGTTCTACACAAGTTCCTCCTAATTACGATGACGTATTATTTAATATAAGTAAATTTGATAAAAATATATTAGGACTTTGGAATGGAAAATCTTCTCACATCTTTATAGATTTTAATAGTGAAGACTTTGATTTTACGAAGGTAAGTTTAGAGGGGGATGGACGTTACGGATTATATGAGACAGCTAGAGTAACTAAAAAATTGATTCCGGCTCATACCATTCCAAAAATTAATCTCAATGCTAGCGCAGTAGATGCTTTTGTTGCATCCTCTACTAAATGGATATATGCAGGTTTAGATAAAGATGATACCCCTGCTTTGTATTCGTCAGGTGCAGTCTTGGTAGGGTTTGAGAATAGTGGTGTGGCTATGGGATCTGTATCCCCAGGAAATAACGATGGAAGGGGAGGATTAAATACATTTAAAAGAGAAGATGTTGATTCTATAACTGATGTATTATTTTCTTCTACTACTGCTATTACTACTACTCCTAGGAGATCTTTAAGAAGGAGAAACTTTAGATACACTTTACCTTTAGAAGGGTATTATGATAGAACAGCTTTTAATCCTCCTGTTAGTTGGGATTCTTCTACATTAGAAAATTCATTTGTTTCTTCTTTGGGGGAGTTAACATTAGGATACGTTCTATCATCCCAACAATTTTGTCCTATTGTTGATCCTATTAATCCTTCTGGGGTATGGCATATTTGTGAAGACTTAGATTCTCCTAGAATTTTCTCTGGGGTTGATACAAGTAATACCTTTCCTTATAGGGGGTTACAAGTTCTAGGATCTGATGCTAAGAATACTACCTACCCTTCGGCTGTAGCTAAGTATGTGGATAGAGGACAAACTCCTCCTATTTATATTACTATGCATCAAATGTTTGAGGATAAAGCAATAAATAATGCAGAACAGATTATAAAGAATAATGAAAGTTTGTATCTAGCTGAAGAGTATTGGAAAAATAATATTCAAAGTTTAGCCAATGAAGCTATTGCCAGTGGGTTTGTTTTAAATTCTTTTGCTGATTATCAAAACTTTACATTTGGTAAGGGACTGCATAGATTACATCAGAATTACTGTACTCTTTTAGGAAAGCATCCCATTAATCCTAATGAGGCAGATAATACAGGGGGAAATATTTTTGGGCATGTGTTTGGAGATGGGCTGTACAATGATAATTTTTCTGTAGAAGGATCCGCAGTTAGCTCTTTAGAAGGGAATTATCTGGCTTCTAGCGTAGATACAGCAGTTCCTATTGCACAAAACAACGGGTCGGGAGTTTTTACCACCTGTGCTGTAGCTGCTTATGGGGATGGGATAGCTTCAGGAACGTATATAGCCAGTGATTTAGGGCAGACTGTTATACCTCTTCAATCTAGTCCTTATAAACATCCATTTTCTATAACTTTATCAGGAGGTGACGGAGATCCAAGTTATATCTTTTACGAAGGGGCATATGTAGTTCCTGCAATAAATAATTTACAAGTAGGAAGTGTCACAGCTATTCCTTCTGTTTCATCTACATTAGCTGTTGAATTTAGAAATCCTCATATTTTAAGTGGTATAGAATTTGTGGATATTTCTGGTTCTCCTACGAATAATAAATTTTTATTATTTCAATTAACTCCTTCAGATGCAATAAATAAATTACCTGATTATCTGACGAATAATCCGGTAATTAAATGTAAATCGGTGGCTGGTCTTCCAAGATTACGCTTTGATTTATCTTCTTACGGGCCTAGGCCAAATCGTCTTGTAAAAGATCATAGCTTTAAATTAGGTATAGAAGCATTAGTAGCGGAAGGGAATTCCACTATTTTAGGGGGAGGAAAGCTCGGAGTTTGGATTCATACTGATCCTCATCCCGCAACTATTAAAGAATATGAATTATCTTCTATTTCTAATGTAAGTTCTTCTTTATTTGAAACAGGGGGAAAGTATTCTGCTTTAGGCCCATCTGTACTTTCTAGTATAGAAAATGATTATATGTGGACATGGACTCCTGAAGGCAAGTGGGTAATGCATACAGAGTCTGAAATTACTATAGATAAGATTTTTAGTGATTTTGCTCACTTTAAAGATTTTAAAACAAAAACTCAGGAAGAAGATGCTGTTAAATGTTTAGGGAATATAAAGGAACATACAACTGAAATAAATAATATATCTCTTAAAAATATACAGAAAGAATTTTTTGAAACTTTTGAAGTAGAGTTTGATACTAGAAATTATAGTATTTATAATAATTATGAGTATATGAAAGTTATCCCTATTCCTGATGCTTTTAATAAATTGAGTCCTAATAACTTGGTTCATAAAAATCAAGATACCAATTATGTTGTAGAAATTTTCTTTAAGCCACAAAGTAATTTAGGTAAATATTTGTTAATTGATTCCATTAATTTAACTGATTTAACGCAAAGAGAAAACGCCGGTATTCCTACTGGATATGGGTTAGCTACAAGCGGTATCCCTCTCAGACCTCTTGTTGGAGGCCCAGGTGCAGTAGCTCAAACTGATAAATTATACCTCGATAAGGGTCAGTTAATGGATACTTTAAATTTCTTTAACGGATTAATAGCATCTGGGCCTGCTTTATATAATACAAATCTTGCTTCTAGAGACGCTATAATAACTTCAGGAACTATGGAAGTGAGTGGAGGAAGTAGATTGAACTACAGAATTAGTCCCATCTGGGTATCAGGAGCCGCTGATGGTGATACAAACCAAATTACACAAATAGATATTATAAACTAAAATGAAGGGTATAGTAGAAATTTATAGTGGAGATAAGCTAGTCTACCAAGATGATAATCTTGTAGTAGATGGGGCTGGTCAAACTATTGTGGATATGCTCACTGTTTCACCTAGCTTATCAGGAATTCCTTCTGCTTCGGCTCTCTTAGATACTTCTAACTATACCATTCAAGCTATTAGTTTTGGTAAGGGCGCAGATCAATATACTCAGTATGCTCATGCTTTTGATTCTAGCGCAACTTCTAATATACTTTTAGGGGTTGGAGCTAATACTAAAGATGCTTTTTTAGCAACTTGT